TGATTATACAGGTTTCGGATGGTTACTGATTAAGAAGGGAGTCTTCGAGCACCCTGAAATGAAGTATCCCTGGTTCGCACCGAAAATGCAAGTCTTCGAATCAGGAGAAGTGCAAGATATGTGCGGTGAGGATGTTTCTTTCTGTCTCGATGCGAAAGAGGCAGGATTTGAGATTTGGTGTGATCCTCGTATCAGAGTCGGTCACGAAAAAACTCGCGTTATTTAATTTTATTTGGAGAATCATTATGGCAAGTCGTAAAGGTGGCGGTTATGTGGAGGGGGCTCCTAAAAAGTCTCGTCAAGGCATGGGTCAACACACGAAGTACGCAGCGTCGTCTCGTAATAAAGCACGTAAGAAGTATCGCGGACAAGGCAAAGGTTAATTAGATGTATAGTCGCGATCAAATTTTAAATTCGATCAAAGACCTTAAGACATGCCTCAAACCTAGCACTATTCCTGGTGCTGGGGTTGGGGTTTTTTCTTTGGTTGATATTCCTAAAGATACTCTTATATTTGATGTGAATAGATCCGATGATTTCTTTTTTAAGATGTCGGAAATAGAAAATCTGCCATCCAATATTCAAGACTACATATTGGGAATGACAGATGGAACAGAAGAAGGTTTTTATCTGGATGTTCCCGCATTTAAAATATATACCGCATATTATGTCAACCATTCCTTCGAACCAAATGTATTTTGGGATAGGAGGAATGATGAACTCTTTTCAATTAAAGATATTAAATCAGGTGAAGAGTTGACGACATATTATAGACCAGACGAAAGAGATTTCTAATGAATGTAGTTAATTTACCACCAAAAAAGGTTTGGATTCGAAAAGAATATCTAAGAGATCTTCGTGATGGGCACGGAGAATATGTAAAAGGATGGTGGGTTTCTCTTAAATCAATTTGGGGTAGATGTTTCTATTTTGAAACTTATATTCCAGAATATGGAGCACTTTATGATAAACTACCAATATCTGCATTCTTGGATTGGGAAAGTGATCATCATGAACGCCCAAGAGAAATAAAACCAGATTTACCAATTAGTGATTTGCAGTATTGGGATAGTTTTGATTATGATGTTAGAGTCATTGAAAAACAATTTTTATATACGATGTCTGTAGAAGTTAAGCATCGTTCTGGTCATATTTCTCAAAATGGTAAATATTTGTTCACGATTGATTCATATCATGCGGACAGGGATGTTCCAGACCTAACATTTGCAGAATTTCCTGAAGAACATAAGTCTCACAACTGCATCGTTCTCCCAAATGGGCAGATTGGTCTATATCCAAACAATAGATGTCGTTGGATTGAAGAGAGTTTAACTCCTCCAACACTCAAAAAACCAGATTTTCTTGTTTCTACAAGAAGTTTTACCGTTGAAAATGGTGGTTCTCACTGTTCAGGATCTCTTGGACACTCTGAGGAGTATTTTTGGGAGCACGAATTGCAAAATAAATACGAAAAAGGGATAGAAACCCCTTAAAAAGTTCTGTTTTACCAAAAACAGGAGCAAAAATGGCAAATTCACCCGTTGACAGAGATAAAAACTACATGAGAGAGATGTGGGGAACCACAAGACTTGTTACAGATTACTACAGAGACGAAAAAATGACTCCTCAAAGCGATTTTTTGGATAATTTGGGCAATCATCAGCATCAAAAGATGCTTCGTGAGATTGCAAATGATGATATCACACCCAAAAAGCACGATTTTGTACATCAAAACGAAATTCATGAAAAAATTCGCAATGATGAGGACTACGATGATTGGGATTATGGTACGGAACCATATTATGGTAAGATTTCTGGATGAAGGTATAAATAAAAATACATAAATTCTCCTCATAAATGGCGGTACAGAGAATATCCAGAGCATTTAAGGATATAAGTTTGTCATTTGACATGCATCCAGTGACGAAGGATATTCTCGTACTTAAAAATGAGGATGCAATTAAAAGATCAATTCGTAATTTGGTTCAAACTGTTCCAACCGAAAGATTTTTTAACCCCACAATTGGTGCCGATGTAAAAACGAGTCTATTTGACTTCGTAGATTTTGGTACGGCATCAGTTTTGCAGAAACAAATTGAAATTGCGATACAAAATTATGAACCAAGAGTCGAAAATCCACGTGTTGTAGTGGATCCTAGACCAGATTTGAATGCTTTTGAGATTACTGTTACCTTTACCATTGTGGGATTAGAAGTTCCACGCCAACAATTCTCATATATCCTAGAGGCAACAAGATAATATGCCTTTTACAAAGTTTACAAATCTAGATTTTGATCAGATAAAGACATCCATCAAGGATTATCTCCGTGCAAATTCGACTTTCACGGATTTTGACTTTGAGGGATCGAACTTTTCTGTCCTAATCGATACGCTTGCATATAATACCTATATTACTGCATTCAACTCGAACATGATTGTCAACGAATCCTTCTTGGATTCGGCAACATTGAGAGAGAATGTAGTTTCTCTAGCGCGAAATGTTGGATATGTTCCTCGTTCTAGAAGTGCCGCAAAGGCAGTTGTGTCCTTCAATATTGCTTCTTCAAGCACTTCGGCACAGATAATACTTAAGGCAGGTTTGGTGTGTGTTGGAGCGGTTGACAACACCTCATATACGTTCTCCGTACCAGAAGACATTACAAGAAACAATGTCAATGGATCTGCATCATTTGATAATATTGAAGTTTATCAGGGGATTTACCTCACCAAAGAATTCGTAGTTGATAATTCAACCAATCAAAGATTTATTTTAAATAATCCAAATATTGATACGAGTACAATTGTTGTTAAAGTTGGAACTCGTGAGTATAAGCAGGTCGATAATATTTTTACAGTAGATTCAAACTCTGAAATTTATTTGTTACAAGAAATTGCCGATGAAAAATATGAACTTTTATTCGGTGATGGAATTATTGGAAAGAAAATAGAAACAGGAACAACAATTAAAGTCAGTTATATTACAACTGATGGTGCAGATGGAAATGGTCCTTCACTATTCTCTTATTCAGGAACTACAACCGATAGTAGTGATATACTTGTAACTCCTTCGGGAACGGTATCTGTAAGCACCGTGAACCGTGCTTCGGGGGGAAGCAGCATAGAATCTATAGATTCTATCAAGTACTTTGCTCCTAGGGTATATTCTTCACAATATCGTGCTGTCACTGCAAGAGATTATGAAGCGATTATTCAGAAAATATATCCAAACACAGAATCGGTTTCTGTGGTTGGTGGTGAAGAATTAGATCCACCACAGTTTGGAAAGGTACTTTTAAGTATCAAACCAAAGAATGGTATTTCTATTTCCGATTTTACAAAGACAGAAATTCTAAATGATCTTAAGCAATATTCGGTTTCTGGAATAAACCAAGAAATTATAGACCTAAAACTACTTTATGTTGAAGTTGATAGTGATGTCTTCTATAACTCATCTAGAGTAAGCAATGTACAAGATTTGAATGCAAGAGTTGTTTCCGCATTAGACAAGTATTCACAATCTGTAGATCTGAATAAGTTTGGTGGCAGATTCAAGTATAGTAAAGCACTTCAAGTCATTGATAATGTTGATACATCGATTACATCGAACATCACTCGCGTGAAAATGAGGAGAAATATTAATTGCGTACTAAACACTTTTGCACAATATGAAATATGTTTTGGTAATCAATTTCATAAAACTATAGGATCTTATAACATTAAGAGTACTGGGTTTAGAATTGCAGGTGAAGCAGATACCGTTTACTTTGTTGATGTATCATCAGAAGACAGTGATATTGGAATTCTTTCCGTTGTTAAACCAACACTAGATCCAAACACATATGAAATTGTTAAAAAATCAATTGGAACTGTAGATTATATCAAAGGTGAAATCTTAGTCAATACAATTAATATAATTTCTACCTCTATTGATGGAGGTATTATTGAGATTCAGGCATATCCAGAATCAAATGATGTCATCGGTCTCAAAGACCTATATCTTGTCTTTGATGTTAGCAAAAGCACTATAAATATGGTTAAGGATACTATAGCATCCGGAGAGCAAATTTCTGGAGTCGATTACCCAGTAAGATCAAGCTATTCAAACGGAAAACTAACGAGGTAATAAGGGGATATGATTACAACTGGTTTTGACGCTAGGGTAAAAATACAGCAAATTATTGAGAATCAGTTACCAGAATTTTTACTTAGCGAGTCACCTAAGTCTGTCGATTTTCTAAAGCAATACTACGTCTCCCAAGAATATCAGGGAGGTCCAGTAGAT